CGCGAGAGTCCCGTGGGAAAATGCCGCATCGCTGCAACACTTCCTATTCCGCTACTAACCGGAGGGGCTTTATGCCTCCCGGACGCAGGGTTATTCAGGGTCAACTTCTGACCCTTTCAAAGCGAGCATCTCGCTTTTATGACGCCGTAAAGGCGTGTCTTGCTTTGGCAAGATTGTGTTCTTCACGGAAGAACAATTACGAAGATGCCTTTGTGGCATCTTTCTGTCAATCGTATGACAGGAACTACTCCAGAGTTTCTGGAGTTGTGAAACATTGTTGTTTCAACCTTAGGTCCTATGGACTTAGGGACAGATCGGTTCCCGATCTTACTGGAAACTTTCTCCAGTTCATTCCACACAATCAACGGTGGAAACTATCTGCAATGTCAGATAGACGTCGTCGTAATACGGCGCTCCAGCTTTCGATGCTGGCGAGGGCACTGCCCCCTCCTCCTTGTGACGCACAAGGTGTTCCGCTTGGAGCGGAAGAAGCTGTTAATCAGCTTCGTAACATTAATACCGTCGATGACGGATTGAAGTTACCAGACAAGTTTGATCTTGTCTTAGAGAGAATGTCTCTCTTCCGACCTCATAAGAAGTCGTTAGCTCTTTCACCAGGAGCTACCGTCGAACGTCGACGGAAGGACGGTGGTTATACCGCCTGCCTTGCAGAATACTGCAAGGGTTCCTCCCTCTTCTCTGGAAGTAGGAGGGGCGATGGCAACATTGATGCCATTACTCCGTCAAAGTTACGGAGAGTGCTGGATACTTTTCCAGCTCCCATCAACGATGATGGGTATCGATCGATAGCTAGACCGATCGCATTACCTGAAACAGGTAATAAAATTCGTATTGTTACGAAAGAGCCTTTTGTTAAGGCTTATAACGGTCATCTTGACCGTAAAGACACCTTTGAGTGTCTCTTGCACTTTCGTGCAACAGGGATCCCGCTGAAGGATCCAACGGAATATGTATTCCGTATTCCCGATGACGGGAAAACTCGGCTGGTCTATTCAGCCGATCTGTCTAATGCGACAGATTATTTATCGCACGATACGATAAAGAGAGTTTGCGACAAACTCTGTATACCTCCGGAGGATGTATTATCCCACACATATCGTGTAGGTGACGAGCTCGTGGAGCCCGTGCGAGGTACATTCATGGGGCTTCCGCCCTCATGGATTGTCCTCTCAATTGCCCATGAGGCAATATGTCGGATGGTTGATCCGGCAGGAAGTTCGTACTTCCTTAAAGGCGACGATTTGGCCGCCTACTGGACTTCTCGACAATGGGAGAAGTACCAGAGTCTAATGACTCTGGCAGGTTTCAAAGTGAACCTGAAAAAGAGCTTCGTAAGCTCTACTCGCTTTTGGTTTTGCGAGAAGGGTTATCAGTTAACCCAGAAGAATAAGTATATTTCTTCTTACACAGGAAAGTCCCGTGTTTCTCTGACCTTTCAGAGATTAAACCTAAGTTCTCTTAGGTACCTTGTAAAACAAGGAGGAATCGATGATTCCTTTATATCGCGTAACACGCGATATCTTTCCGAATATCGGAATTACAACAGCCGTGCTGTTAAGATCATTCGTAAGATCTTATTAAGGCGATCACCGCCTGCTCTGCGATATCTCGCAGAGTATCCTCTTCAATTGGGAGGATTATCTCTACCGTATAGAGATCGAAATTTGTCAAACAAATTTATACTGCGCGCAATGAACGCAGTTCACGACGGACATGTCCGTCCTCTCACCCATTCTAGGGTGTTTTCTCCGCTAGGGAGAAAAGCTCTATCAATCGTTGATAGATGGACTTCAAGTTTGAAGTTCATACCACATACTGTGGACCGTCCAATGTTGGACGTCTCAGATGCCATGGCATCTCTTGTATCTCATGTGATACAAATACTCATCTTACGAGGTGAGTTTTCTCCTCCTATTCGGGGAGAAACAGCCTTCTATAAGGCTCGTTCCCTTTTCAAGAAAAGGGTTTATGCCGCCCCGATATCGGGACGTAGGTTAAACAAATTAACCTTATCGTATGTCTATGACATACTTGGTCACGAAACGGTGACCATTGAGTCCATTAATGAATTGGACTGTCCTGCATATGTCAGGACCATCCTGCTTAAGGATGGTAAGGAGGTTCTTCCTCC